GAGTCGCACCGTTGGTGAGGTACAGGAACGAGGGGTAGACGGCGAGGTCCTTGGAGTTTTCGTACGAGCGGAACCCAACCACGGAGAGGCCGTCCACGCCGCGAACCCAGAGCGCGCTGCGCACCGACTGCTCCGCGCCCGACCCGACGATCGACACGCTCTTCGCGCCGTAGACGTAGTAACCCCAGAGGTTCGCGTCCGCGGCGCAGCTGTGCAACGTGATGTACGTGCCCATGATCTGGAAGCCGACGCCCACGGGGAGAGCGTTCGCGTACACCGAGTTGATGTCGATGGAGGTGCAGGCCGCGCCGACGTACACGCCCGCCACCGAGGCGCCGAGCGACCCCGACACGACGATGTTGTCCAGCGTCGAGTTGATGGTGCTTCCGCCGGTCGAGTTGAAGTCGATCAGCATCCCCGTCCCGGACCCGACGACTGCCAGGTCCGCGAGACGAACGCGTCGATTGTTGCCCGTGAACCTGAGCTCCGGGCCTGTGCCGGCGGCCGTGTGGCCCTGGATGTAGAACCCCTGGATCCGCACGTCGGACACGTCGGCCAGGACGATCGAGACGTTGGCGTTCGGGATGGTCGAGAAGTTCAGGTAGGTGCCGTGCAGCCCCGGCGTGAGGCCGGTGCTCTTCCCTGCCCCCGTCAGCGTCCGGCCGGTACGCACCGTGAGCGAGGAGCTGAACCAGTAGGTGCCGGCAGGGAAGACCACCTCTCCGAGGGTGGCGTCGATCGCCGCCTGCACGTACGAGGAGAGGTCGGTAACCCCCGTGCGATCCTTGATGCCTGCGTGCAGGTTGGCCGGGATGAAGTCCAGGACGTTCACCTTGTCCGCCGCCCGGTCCTTCGCCGACCTCGCCGTGGAGGATCCCGTCGCCGTGATCAGCGCGTCGGACGCCGCGACCGGGCCCGTCGCCATCCAGTCCTCGAGCCGCTTCGTCGGCCCTCCCCCGGAGGCTGTCACTCCGAAGGGCGACACGTCCTGACCGGTGTACGCCACCGCTCCCGCGCCCGAGAACGCGCCGTTCCCGAGGAACCACACGCGCAGGTTCGACGGGATCGTGATGCCGGGGCCGGCGGAGATGAGGCACACGCCAGGGACGAGCAGCGTCTTCTCGGCCGCCCCGAGGCTCGCGATCGCGGCGACGAGCGCCGCCCGGTCGTCCGTCGCGCCGTCGCAGGCGAGCCCGTAGGACTTGAGGTTCGCGAACCCGGTCCCGCTCGTCCGCAGCGCGGCGAGCGCGTCGGCGTGCTCGTTCGCGTCGCCGGCCCCCCAGCACTGGCTCGGATCGCGCCCGACGGCGCAGCCCTTGTAGTTCGCCTTCGGGGTGATGATGGTCCCGTCGGTCACGTAGTCCGCGCGGGCGACGGTGGCGGCGAGGACGAGGACGGCCAGGTAGCGCAGGCGCATGGAGCGCACCTCCTGCCCGGGAGACTAGCAGCCGAGCTCGCGACCTAGCTACGGACGGGAGGGAGGCGTTCAGCGCGGGGACTTCTGCCGCGTGGTCTTCCGCTGGTGCGTGATCTGCTCCCTCGTCTGGAAGGCGCGGTTGAGCTCCGTCTGATACCAGGGCACCGGCTGGAGGCCCGAGCCGAAGACGGCCGGGATCCGCGCGAGCGCGGGAAGCGTGCTGTTCTGGTCGAACACCCGGAGCGTCGAGAGCGGGAAGGCGTTGAGCAGAGGGACCGTCTCCATCGCCCGCTTCGTGGAGGCGTCCTGCATGACGTACGGGCTCCCCGGCGCGCGCGAGGTGGCGAGTACGGGGAGCTGCTTCCCTGCCGCCCACCCGAGGCGCTCCGCCAGCCGGTGCGCCAGCTCGGACGCGGCGCCGGCCTTCCCGGTGCCCTCCTGGTGGCCGACAATCTCGCCCGACGGGTCGCGGATCTCGAAGTTGATGTCGCGCTCGCGGAGGATGTCGCGGTTCGGCTCGCCGAGCACCTGGGCGAGGACGGGATTGCCGCGCTGGAGCAGGGCGGTCATCAGGCGCGAGCGCGCGAGCGGGAACGACGGGTTGCCGGAGGCGAGGTCGCGGGCGGCTCCGGAGGCGACCTCCGCCATGTCGTAGAGCTCGCCCTCCGTCGAGAACGGGTAAGGGATGCCGACCGGCTGGCCGATGGCGTCCTTCGCCCCCGTCCAGTAGAAGGGCGACGCCTGGAGGTACTTCCCGAGCGGACGGCGGCGGCTCTCCTTCTGCTCCTCCGGGGGGAGCGCGGCGAGGCGCGAGAGCTCCGGCGCGCGCGTCGTCACGTTGTAGACGCGGTTCGGGTGCTCCGTGACGAGACGCGCCTGGAGCGGGATGTTCTTCCCCCACCACCGGATGAACGGGAAGGGACCGGAGAGCCGCTGCATGGCCTCCGAGGTGCGGTGCGGGTTGAACAGGAGCTTCTCGGCCGTGGACACCGCCTCGCCGAGGTCGCCGCTGCGCTGGTACGCCAGGATCGCCGCGCGCGCACGCGCCGACTCTTCGACGCCCGCGCCGAACTTGCGGGCGGCGGCCTGGACGATCGGGTTCACCGACGGTTTGAGGGGGTTCAGCGCGCGCAGGATCGCCGTCCGGGCGGGGTTCGACAGGTCGAGGTCGGCAAGCTCCTGCTCGATCGAAGGACCGACGGGGATCTTGGGGTTCCCCGTATCGCCGTGCATCCCGCGCGCCTCGAGCCGCTGCCGGATCTCTCCGAGCGTCGTGCTCTTTCCACTCGGCCCCGGGACCGGACGCGCGAGCCCCATCCCCGGCCCCGCCTGCCCGCCGATGAGCTCGTCCACGAGCCGGCCGACATCGGGGTCGAACGCCTTGGGGCCGAACTCCTTGTACATCTGGTCGTAGTTCCCGCCCCAGTTCCGGATGTAGTACCGGGGGTTCATCACGGTGGCGGGGATCTTGAACAGCTCGGAGAGCGCGGAGTACCCCTTCCCGGCGATGCGCGCCGCGGCCGGCGAGCGGCCCGTCACCGCGTCCACGGCGGTGTCGTAGAAGCCGCGGCCGCCCAGGGGGTTCAGCTTCTCGACGGCCTCCGCCACCGGGATCGGGACGGCGACCTTCCTGTCCCCGCTCACGCGCGCCCACGCCGGCGTCTGGGGGACGGCCATCGGCCCCACCCCGCCCGGCGCCGCGGTCATCTGGTCGGCGGTCTGGATCTTCCGCTTCGGAGGCATCGGTGGGACAGGGAGCCCGGCCTCGCGAGCGGCGATCTGCGCCCGGAGGCCCGCGACTTGGGAGGCGAGGTCCGGCTTGGTGGTCACGTCCTCGCCGCGCGACAGCCACTTCTGGAGGAGCTCGAGGACGTTCGTGTCCTCCACGTCGCGCACGAGCTTCTCGGCCTGCGGCTGGACGCGCCCGGAGAAGAAGTCCCGGTTCGTCTGCGTACCCTCGGGGAGCAGCCGCTTCATGGCGGCGTTCAGCCCGAGCCGCGTATCCGGCGGGGCCTCGATGAACGGCTCGAGGTTGTCCTCCAGGTCGGCCTCGAGCGCGATGTTCCCGAGCCGCTCCTGGAGGTCGCGCCCGTGCTCCGTGTGGACGCGGAGGCCGGACTTCTGCGTGAACCCGTGCGCGGCCCGGTTGCCGGCGGCTCGCTCCGCCTCGCCCATCGCGGCGATGTTGATGCCCTTCTGCGCCGCCGCGCGCTCCGCCGCCTGGTCGGAGGCGTGGACGATGTACGGCTCATCGATCGCCGTCGCCCGGGGGTCCACCGACATGCGCGCTGCGCGGCCCTCCTTGTGAAGCTGCCGGAGGCCCTGTCGGGCAGGCCAGAGGCGGCGGATGTCGGGCCGCGCGCTGCCCGCGCCCGCGAGCGCGCCGGAGACGAACTGCTCGAGCGTCGGGGGACCCTTCGCCGCCGCGGCGCCAGCGCCACCCTCGACGGCCGCGAGCTGCTCCATGATCTCCGGCGTCTTCGTGGGGGAGATCATCCGGGCGGCCTTCGGCGAGACGACCTTCGTCACGTCGATCCCGCGCCCGGCGAGCGACTCGAGGAGGTTCGGGTTTCCGGAGAGGATCTCGGGGTGCTCGACGGCATCGATCGCGAGGGTCCGCTCCGGGGCGGAGAGCGGCCGGAACAGCTCCTTGAGCCGCTCCGCGACATGGTGCCTCTCGCGCTTCGTCTTCACCTCCATCTCGAGGAGCTCGTCCGTCGCGTTCTTCCACTTCGCCGCCTGGTCCGGCATCCCCGCCACGCTCGCATCGACGCGCCGGAGCGGTCCCCCGTACGTGAAGTCGTCGATCAGGCGCTCCCCGCCGGCGGTCTTGTCGAGGAGGTTCCGCGCGCCGCGCAGCCCCTTTCCGGCGAGCTTCCCGGCGCCCTTCATGGTCGCCCCGAGCGCCACGGACCCGGGCGACGGCGCGAACATCTCGAGGAGCTCCGCCCCGATCTCCGCCGTCCCCTGCTCGACACCACCCAGCGTCTTGACCGGCTGCGGGTGCTCCTCCGCGTACCGGGCCGCCTTTGCCTCGTCCGCGCGCATCCGGCGCTGCTCGGCCACGAACGCCGGGTCGGCGCGGCGGGCCGCCGGGGTCTGGAGGATCGCCCGGATGCGGTCGGCCCGCGAGCGGATCTCGGGCGAGCGGTCCGGCGCCATCGTCGGCTTGCCGTACTTGCTCCAGAGCTCCGCCGCCACGTCGGCCGCGGTCTGCCGCGCCGAAGGATGGACGACCTGGTCCCAGGTGTCGCGGAAGAAGTCGCCGCCGGAGCCGCGGCTCCCAGCCTTCGGGTCGGCGAAGTGCTCGACGGTGTGCTTCACGAGCTGGCGGCCGGGGACGAAGAACGCCCCGAGCGCGCCGGCGACCTGCTGGAGCCCCGACCCCGAGCCGATGACGGGGGTCTCGTCCTCGACCCGGTAGGCGTCTCCGAGGAGCCGGTTGAGGTCCCCGCTGGCCTGCTCGACGTTCCGTCGCGCCTTCGCGATCTCCTGCTCGTCGCCGGAAGCAGAGGCCGCCGCCATCGCGCGGTACGCGTCCGGGAGGTTCTTCGCCGTGAGGCGCACCGCCTGGACCTGATCCGTCGCCGCCTTGTTCCGGAGGGCGGTGACGATCGGGTCCTCGACCGGCGTCGAGGCCGCCGTGGGGTCCGGAGCGGGCGACCAGCTCTTAGGGCGGAAGCCGGCCATGGCGCTCTACATCCCCGCCGCCTGGACGAGCTCGTACTCCCCGGACGCGAGCGCGTCGCCCACCTCGTTCGGGTCCACGTACCCGGTCTCGCCGGTGAGCACGTTCCGCATGAGGAGACCCCGAAACGCCTCGCTCCCGGGGGCCGCGGGCGCAGCCGGGCCGGCGGGGGTCATGTTCGCCTCCGGGGCTCCGCGCCGGCCGGCGTCTCCCGGCAGCGCGAGGCCCAGGATGTCGGCGAGCGACGCCTGCGAGGCCGCACCACGGCGCCGCGCGAGCTCGTCCGGCCCGACCTGCGTGGCCTTCCCGTCCGGCCCGACGGCGAACGGGTAGATGCCGGAGGAGGGCACGTCCACCTTCGCCCCCTCAGCGCGGGCCTTGAGCGCCGCCTGGGCTCGAGCGAGCGCGATCCGGTCGGCGAGCGTGAGGGAGCCGGTGTGCGTCGTCCGGAGCTGGGCGAGCCGGGCCTTGATCGCGTCCACCGCCGCCTGCCGCGCCTGCGCCGCGCCGCCGAACTGCGCGTACGCCTGGTCGATGCTCGAGGCCCGCTCCTCACCGAGCGTTGGGATGCGCGGCCCCTCGGCTCCGGGCGCGGGCTGCTCGCCGGGAAACGCCGGGCGGTCGGCCGCGGCGGGGTCGCGCGCGAGCGCCTCGTCGAGCGAGAACGCCTTGCCCGTGAACGGCGACGCCTTCGCCTCCGGGTACTTCCCGAGCAGCGGGCCGAGCGGCGCGGTCTCGCGGGTGAGCGCCTTCGAGCGGTCCCCGTACGCGATCCGCTCCTGGAGCGCGCGCTGCGCCGCCTCGGCGCGGGTGGCCGCCGCCTGCTGGAGCGCGAGGCTCCCGCGGCGGTACTCCTCGGTGAGCGCGTCGAGCCGGTCGTTCCGCCCGCGCGCGTACTGGCGCTCGTCCCGGTTCTCGGCGTCGAGCGCCTGCTGGCGGTCGCGCCCCCGCCGGAACTCCATGCCCCTGAACAGCGCGTCGATAGGCCCGGCCATCACGCCCCCTAGGTCCAGCCCTCGTGCGACCCGCCCGGCGAGAACGCCTCCGGAGCCATCGCCGCCAGGTCGGCGTCGCCGTAGCCCGCCGCGGTGCCGCCGATCGGCCCGCCGACCGCGTAGCCGGCGAGCTTGAACATCTGGTCCTCGAACGCGGCGCGCTGCTGGGCGGCCTGCTGGAGCGCGGCGCTGTACTGCTGCTCCGCGGAGGAGAGCATCTGCCGCAGGAAGGGGTCGCCCATCGCGGAGATGTTCGCCTGTCCCAGGATGCCCTTCTGCCCCTCGGCCACGGCCTGATCGAGCGCCGACGCGCGGGCGCGCTCGCGCTCCGCCGCCGCCGACTGAGCCGCCTGGCTGCGAGCCGCGGTGGCGTACCCGGAGCCCCCCATCCCGCGCTTCGAGTAGTCGCGCGCGATGTCTCCGGACGCCCGGTACTCCCCCTTGTCGATCTCGCGGGCGCGCAGGTCGAACAGCTTGTCGGCGCGCTCGCCCGTCGCAGGGTCGTTCGGCACGTCGCGGAACTGCGAGCCCACGTCGTCGTAGAAGGCCCGCCGTCCCTCGGTCTCGGCGCGCGCCTTGTTGACGCGGAACTCCGCGCGGCGCTTCTCGGCGATACCCGGGGCGACCTTCGCGAGGTCGTCCATCGCGCGCTCGAACTCCGCCTCGGCCTCGTCGAAGCCCGGCGGGGGGCCGCCAGAGTAGTCGGTGTCGTAGGCCATCCTGCCGCCCTCCTTGCCGCGATGCTACGCCAGGTGCTCCGTCTTGAGCCACACCGCCACCGTCAGGCCGTGCAGCGGCAGGCACGTTCCCGCGCATCCGGCCACGCGCACGTCGAGCGTGTCGCCCTTCGCGACCGTGAACTCCGCGATCGCCCGGTCGAACAGCTTGCCGGAGACCGCCGCCGCGAGGGCGAACGAGTCCTTCTCGACCCCGTTGTGGTAGAGCTTCACCGTCCCGGCCGTGAGCGTGAGCCAGTCCTGGCGGTAGAGGCAGGCGCTCCAGCGCGCCACCTTCACCGTCCCGCTGCGCGCGAGCGGCGCGAAGGCCGGGACGATCCAGTTCACGCGCGAGGGGGTCTTGTCGGCCACGGTGGCGTCGCCGTACGACCCGTCGCCGTCGAACCGCTGGAACGTCCCGAGCTGGCCCTCAAGCACGAACCACGCGCGGGCGGCGGCCTTGTTCGCGTTCCCGATCCGGGCCCGGCGAGCGAAGTTGGTCGCCCCGAGCGCCCCGTTCACCACCGCGGCGATCGCGTCGTACATCGCCTTGACGTGCCAGCCGTCCACGAGGCGAACCGCGGAGAGCTTGTAGGGCAGGGTCACGCGCATCGGGATGCCCCTCGGTCACGCGACATGGGTCGCCACCCCCAGAAGCGTGACGTACGCCTCCGTGCTGGCGGCGGGTTGCGTGCCGTCGCCCTTCGTGAGGTAGTCCGTCCCGTTGACGCACTTCACCTGGAGGATGTCCGACGCCCCGAGCGCGAGCGCGAGGCGGAACTCATGCACCGCGCCCTGGGCTATCCCGCCGGCCTCGACCGGGAGCTCCGCCGCGAGCGCGCCGTTCACGAGCACCGCGATCTTCCCGATGAGCGTGTCCGCGCTGGACTGCCACACGAGCAGCGTGTCCACCTCGAGATCGAACGGCACGCAGACGATCGGCTTCAGCGCGTTGGCCGACCCGGACTGGTGGAGCACGACCCGGCTCCGCGGTTCCGCGACCTGCGAGAGCTGGAACCCCGCGGCGGCGGCGATGTTGTCGCCGTTGAGGGCGCCGGGGTGCGCTACCCCCTCGAGCGACCCGCCGATCGCGGCGAGGATGCTCGTCTCGACCGCTCGCACGTCCGCGATGGAGGGCTTCGGGGTCGCCGGGAAGTTGGGCACCACGACGAGCGGCATGGGTCACACCTCGTGCGGGAGGCGGAAGGTGAACGTCACGTCGCCCTGGGGGGCCAGGACGGCAAACGGCCAGGAGAGGCACACGTCCTCGCCCGCCGCGATCGCGTGCGGCGCCGCCGGGCGGTAGTCGATCGCGTAGGAGAGCCAGGCCACCGGGCCGCCCGGGTACGACGACACCCGGACCGGGGTCAGCGACGCGAGCAGCACCGGGGCCGCGAAGTTGCGGTTCAGTGAGAGCGCGGTCGGGACGCCGTTCCAGAAGCGCACCCTCACGGATTCGAGGTGGCACGCGACCGGCAACGGGGGCGTCAGCGCCCACCGGGTCGTGGCGGCGCCGGGGCCGATGAGGTTCGGCGCGTGGACGGAGATCGCCACCCTCGAGTACCGCTCCCGGAACGCCGCCGCCGGGATCGCGTACCCGGCTGCGAGGTTGTCGCCGGTGAGCCCGCCGTTCACCACCGCGGCGATTTTGCGCATCCGCTCGTCCAGCTTCCCGGGGAGGATGAGCGCCTTGCTGTAGAGCCTGCCGAGCACGAGGTTCAGCACGCGCCCCTCCTCACGGCACCGTCCGGAACGTGCCGTCCGCCCGGATCGCCGCGACCGTCTTCCAGACCCGCCCGCCCGTGAACCGCTGGAACAGGACCGCGTCCTGCCCCTCGTCCTTCCCCTCGAGCGTGCGCCACCGCTCGCCGATCTGGCGCCCAGACCTGGCGCGCGCCTCGTCCTGGAGCTCCCGGGTCGCGGGGTCGGCGGAGAACGTCCGCCTCACGACCGCCTCCCGCCGCGCGCGCGCACGCCGAGCCCGAGCCGGCGGATCGCGCCCGGCGCCGGGTCCACGCTCGCCCCGCTCTGGCCGGGGAGGAGGAGCACGGGCTGGACCTTGCGCTCCTTCGCGCGGAGCCCGAGGTCGAGTCGGGTCACGCGCGGTCCACGCGCGTCGATCGGCCACGCGCGCGCGGCCTCGTCCCAGGCGCGCTGCCCGTCGAGCAGCGCCCGCTGGAGCACGTACGGGATGTCGTCCGTCGCGGCGCCGGTGAGCGCACCATTCAGCACCCGGACGATCTCCTGCTCCACGTCCCGCCCGCCCGTGAGGCAGAGCGCGGCGATGTAGCTGCCGTCGTGGAGGCAGTCCACATGCCAGTCGGAGTAGGTCTCCCACTCCGAGCCGCGGTCCATCTCGCCGAACGCCGCGAACGCCGGGAAGATCTGCCCCTCGTCGTCCTCGCCCACGTCCTCGAGCCAGATCCGGCCGGCCGAGTCGCCCGTGAGGAGCACCTCGCGCCCGCTGCCGAGGATCACCGCGAGCGCCGCGGTCACGTCGAACCTGTACGGGAGGTCGCGCCGGTCCGCCGAGTCGAACAGATACCAGTGCGAAGCCTTCGTCCAGGTCTTCGCCATGTAGTCGTAGATCAGGCAGAGCTGGTTCCCGGGAAGGCCCTTCACCGGCACCCACAGCCGGTACTCCGTCGTCTGCCGGAGGTGAACCGCCACGGCGAGGTGCGCCGAGTCCCAATCGACGAGCTCGTCCATCGTGCGCCGGAGCGCGTTCGACACCGGGACGACCGACTGGATCCCGTCGAAGATGAGGACGTTCTTCTCGCTCAGGTAGATCAGCGCGTTCCCGACGTTCACGACGCTGCGCGGGGCGATGCAGCCGTGCTGGCGCGCGACCCCGCGCGCGTACGGCGCCACCGAGTCCTCGTCCACCATCGCGATGCCGCTGCGCCCGAGCACGGCGAGCCGGTCGTGGATGACGGAGACCGCCTCCACGCTGTCGCCCTCGTCGTTCGAGAGGTCGAAGTTGGTGCGCGAGGGCCAGACGTTCGCGCCGCCGATGGGCGCCTCGACCGGGATGTTGTCCACGGCCCACTTGTTCTCGGAGAGGCCGATGAGCCGCGGCGAGTCCGGAGCGCCGGCGGCGACCACGCGATCGCGCCAGATGGCGAGCCGGGACGCGCGCGGCGGCGCCCCCAGGTACGCCTCGTTCTGGACGCCGGCGTCCTCGCCGGCCATCGCCTCGAGCACGGACAGATCCACGCCGTCGTAGTCGAGGAGCAGCCCGCCCGGCTCGGCGATGATCGTGTGCCCGTCCATCGGCACGGCCGCCGTCGAGAGCTCCGGCTCGACGCTCGCGGCCTCGGGCGGCATCGCCACGTTCGCCACCGCGCCGGTGCGCCAGCTCACCGTCCCGAGCCCGCCTGCGACCGCGCCGAACGGGTCCAGGTAGGCGAGGACCGAGCGCGCCCCGGAGGGCGCGACGTGCTCGTGGAGCCCCGCCACCCGCCGCCCGGACGCATCGGTCGCGACAACCGCGCGCCCAGGGCGACGCGAGATCCGCCCGCCCCGGAAGACGACGTTCAGCCCGTCCCGGATCTTCGTCGGGCCGAGCGCGCCGGTCTCGTCGATTCCGTCCCAGGGACCGAGATCCGGGTGGATGGCAGCGGGGTTCTCCACTGGCCTCCCGGGCTACTTCGCGGGCGGCGTCGCCGGAGGGGTCGCCGGCTTCGCGGGCGCCTCCGCGGCCTTCGGGACCACGGCCACGATCCGGTTCGGCGCGGTGCTCTCCTCGGCCGGCTCGTCGTCGAGCGGCTCGAGGAACTTCCCGCACTTGTAGAGCAGCCAGCCGCCGACGTTCGGCGGGACCGAGAGCACCGCGCCCTTCTCCGGGAAGTGGTACTCCACTCCCTCGCAGGTCTGGGTGAGCTGGTCCTTCTCCTTCTCGACGGTCTGGTTGCGCGGCTTGCCCGAGACCCGCACCTGGACCTTCTCGACGTTCCCGCCCTTGTAGCGAAGCTTCATGGTCTTCTCCCTCAGTAGTGGCTCGAGCGGCGGATCCGCCGAGTCCTCTGCTCGCTGGAGCGCGACAGCGCGCGCCGCAGGTCGATGAACCCCTCGGTCACGTCCGTGTCCACCGGGGTCCGCAGCATCTCGTCCTTCTTGAAGATCATCTGGGCCGCGACGAGCGCCACGAGGTCGTGGTGGTCCATGAGCCGCCCGGCGAGCGGCTGGTCGAGCGGGGTGCCGAGGTCGAGCAGCGACCGCGCGAACCAGACCTTGAGCGTCGGCGAGCCGGCCGGCGGCGGGGTGAGCCAGATCCGCTGCCCCTCCACGAACCAGCGCGTCCCGGACAGCGGCGAGCGGCCCTGCGCGGGCTCGATGTCCGCGTGGTCCATCGCGTTGTCCACCGGGTCGATCTTGTAGAAGTCGGCCCCCTCCTGGATCTTCACGAGCCCGAGCTTCGCGATGGGCGACCCGGAGAACGCGAAGGAGAAGTCGTCGGCGAACTCTGGCGCCACCTCGCCCGCAACGACCGCGAACGAGAGCCCGTTCACGGGGTAGGCGAAGTTCTCGGACCGCTCCAGCCAGGGGTCGAGGTTCCACTCCAGGCACCGCTTGTAGACCTCGCGGTTCGCCCGGTTCGCGTCCCGGATGATCTCCGCCTCCGTCACCAGCCCGGTGTCGGTGGCCTTCTCGTTCACGATGTCGCGGATCGCCTGGATGAGCTCCGTCCGGGTCATCGCTCAGACCCCCACGATGCGCCGGCGAGGCGCGAGGATCTTCGCGTAGTCGGGCCGCCCGCCCAGCCCCATCTCGTCGGCGAGCTTCGCGAACTGCCCCCGGTAGTAGAGCGAGCGCGCCATGAGGTCGTCCCGCTGCGCCTTCGCCTTGCGCGCCCGGCGCGCGCGGATCTCCGCCATCAGCTCGCGGGCCACGTCTCGCTTGTGCGAGTCCCGCTTGATGAGCCCCTCCCGGATGATGTTCGGGTCGAGGGGGAGGTACTGGCCGCTCTCGTCCTCGAGCACGAACGCCACGTCCTCGAGCGGCGCCACCTCGCGGATGATCGACGGCCCGCCGGCGCGCACCGTGCCGTCGTCGTCGATCGCGACGGGCCAGCTACGCGCGCCGGTCAGCATCTTCCGGCGCACGTAGACGGTCCACCGCTCGCGGATTGGGTCGAGCCGCACGACCAGGCGCTCGTCGTCGAACTCCCTGCGGAGCCGCTGGGAGACCTCCCGGGCCGTGTACACGGGGCCTCCCTCTACAGGTCCGGGAGGACGTGGACCGCGCACTCGACGGACGGGGGCGTCCCGTACGCCGCGTCGTGCGTGATGAGGACGTGCAGGGTGTCGCCCGGGAGCACCCGCTGGACGATCTCCGAGGCGAGCAGCGTCGGCTTCGTGCAGCCGGCAGGCGTCGCGATCGCCCCGTTCCCCGTCTTCGTGTCCACCGCCGCGCCAGCCCCGGCCGCGCGGGTGAGCAGCGCGGTTGCGTCGGTCACCGCGAGCGGCGCGATGCCGGCCCGGGTCCGGACGAGCTGCGCGGTGAAGTTCGCGCCCGCGCCCGCGCCCGCGTCCCGCTGGCAGACGACGAACCGCTTGATCTTGCCGCGCTCCGTGACGACGCCGAGCTCGATCTTCGTGGTCGTGACCGCCGCGCCGTGCGACCCCTCGTACCGGACGTGCCGCAGCGCCGACCTGCCCGCCACCTCGCGAACGTTGAGACCCATCTTCCTGCTCCATCCAGCAGCGACCGCCCTCGGGCCGGGGTGCTTCGTCGTGGAACAGCAGCGAGGGGCGTGGCGGGCGGGCGGGCCGGCCACGCCCCTCGTGCTACGTCAGGCTACCAGCCGACCGGGAGCGACGCCGGCGTGGCGAGGCCGTAGATGCGGCAGATCGCGTTCCGCATCACCGTGCCCCAATTCCCCGCCCAGCCCCAGAAGCCGACCTGCGCGTGCTTCTGGCCTGTCGAGTCCCGCCACGGGGTGAGGTACTGCCCGTCGGCCTGCTCGAGCAGCTCGATCCCGTAGAGCTCGATGTACCGGAGCACCTTCGAGTCGAAGACGTTCAGCTCGTCGACCGGGAGGTCGTCGTCCATCTTGATGCGGAGCTTCTTCCCGTGGACGTTGACGATCACGTCCTCCTCGTCGGCGCCGAGCCGGGTGGGCTCCGCGTCCACGAACCGCTTGTCCTTGTAGGAGCCCTCGTCCCCGTAGATGAGGCCGTGCCCCTGGTTCCCGTGGCACCAGATCGTGTTGAACATCGTGTTCGACCAGCGCCGGTACAGCATGGCGATCGCGCTCACGATCGCGGGCGAGACCGGGGCGCCGGCGGCGTCACGGATGATCCCCTTCCAGGCGGAGACCGTGGTCGCGCTGATGTCGAGGTAGCCGGTGGCGGGGTCGAGCGTGCCGTCATCCGCCATGAGTCGGAGACCCGCGGGCTCGTACGACAGGCGGGCAGCGCCGCTGACGTACGCGTTCTTCTTCCGGATGATCACGTCGCCGAGCGAGATCACGCCGGCCGGGATGACGGCGCCCGTGCTCATGCCGAGCGTGAACGAGGTCTCGTCGATCACCGTGATGCACTTGAACCACGGCGAGGCCGTCTGCCCGTTCGCGTCGAGCGCGACGCCGTTGCGCTGGGTGATGGCCGCGGGGCCGTCCCAGATGTCGAGGATCATCCCGTCCGCGAGGAACTTGGTCGTGTTGACCGAGCACGTCGCGGTCGCGCCGCCGCCGGCCACCGCCGCCGTCAGTGTGGCGAGGATGCCGCGCCCGTCGCCCACCGCGACCCGGTTGAGGTCGCGCTTGAAGATCTCCTGGGAGGTCTCCTGGACGAGGGTCATGCCCTCGGCGAACGCGTGCTTGTCGCCCTTCGAGGCCACCATGAGGTCGTGGCTGATCTCGAACGGGATGTGGATGTACTTCGGGGTGATCGTCCCGTTGTACACCCGCTCCGTCTGCCCGGCCTCGAAGTAGTCGTCGGCGCTGCGGGCCGCGACCATCTGGTTGAACGCCAGGTGGGTCGCGAACTCGTACTGCTTGCCCTTGCCGTCGAACTTCTTCGCGGTGAACGCCTTCAGGAAGAACGCCTGGCTCTTGACCCCGCTGTTCAGCGAGGGCTCGTACACGGTCTTGAGCAGCTCGCCCAGTACCGCCCTGGTGTTGATCGTCATGTCCCTGCTCCCTGTTCGCTACGGGTGAGCGAGACCGCCTACCGCGCGGCCTTCTCCAGGAACTCGAGCGCGCGCTTCGCCGTTCCCTCGGGCGAGTGGTCCACCTTCTGCGGCGGCTTCCTGCCGGGGGTCGGAGTCGAACCGGGGACGATCGGAGTCTCCGTCGCGTCCCGCTTCTTCTCCTCGACGTACGCCTGGTTGAACTTCCCCACCCCCTCCTCGAGCTGCTTCACGAGGGTGTCGCAGATGCGATCGAGACCGATGCCGGCCTTCATCGCCTGGGGGGTGGACCAGACAGCGGCGGCGAGCTCCTCGAGCACGGGGAAGTGGCTGAACCACTTCTCGTGCTTCTGCTTCGCGGCCTGGAGGTCCAGGTGCGCGCGCTGGAGAACTTCGCGGCTCTTGGTCTCGCGCTGGAACTGCGCCTTCTGCTCCTCGAACCGACGGGAGACCTCCTCCTCCGTCATGTACTTCGGCGCCGGCTTCTCCTTCTTCACGCCGAGCGACTCGAGGAACGCCTCTGCGATCCCGCCCTTGATGGCCGCGGGGTCGAACTTGGAGGAGAGCTCCCGGAGCTGTCCCAGCTCCTCGAGCACGGGGGCGAACTCGGTGAGGAGCGACTGCCGCGCCTCCTTGAGTGCCGTCTCGCGCGCCCGCTTCTCCGCGCGCGTCTCCCACGCCGACCGCATGGCCTTCACGCGCTCGTGCGGGATGCCCCTGCCCTCGCGGTCCTCGCGGATCGCGACTTCCAGCTCGTCCTCGGCCCCGCCGTCGTCCGCCTCGTGCGAAGGCGTCTCGCGCGGCTCGGTCCCGAACATGCGGGGGAACGGGTGTGCGTCACCGGCAGGCGCGGCCGGGCTTCTCACGCCAGGGGCAGGCGCGGCGCCGCCTCCGGAGCCGCCCGCGGGGGCGTCCTCGGGTGCGGAAACCATGCGCTTCGCTGCGAACAGGTACATCGCTTCTCCCTCGCGGCCCTACGTCCGTGTCGTGGACGAGTCGTGGACCGACGGGACAAGCATCCGGCAGCGACCGGCGACCTAGCAAGCCGATGCACTACGGGTTGGGCGGCAGCGAGCCCGGCCCCGGGCCTGGCCCCGGAGGTCTCGGGACGCCCGGGAGGCCCGCCGCGCGCTCCGCGGCCGACTCCGGAGCGCCGGGAAGCGCCTCGCCGCCGACGCCGCCACCGCCGGGCGGGATCCCACCCTGGAGCGCCTGCGGAGAGCCGGTGGAGGGCGGGATCAAGTCGCCGCCAGCGTCGCCTCCGCCCTCGCCCGCGGCCTCCGGGAGCGGCGGCGGGGCGCCGGGGACGACCTCGGTGCCGGTGGGCATCGGCATGGGGTTGATCGGGGTCTCGATCGGCCCGCCGAGCTTGAGAAGCTGGTGCCACTCGAACAGCGCGTCCACGAGCGCGCGCTTCTGGGGCGGCCACTCGCGGTACTCGGCCGTCTTCCGGAGGTTCCGGTCGATCTGCTGCTGGTGGATCGCGTGGTTGTCGAAGATGAACGCCTCGATGCGCAGCGCGCGGAGCACGTACCGCTCCGACATCCTGTTGCCCTCCCGCTCCGCGAGCGCCTGCGCCTCGGCGATCACCTCCGGCGCGAACTGCGTGGGGGCGTTCTGGAGCCGGAAGATCATCTCGTCCGCGTTCTGCCGGTCCTGCTCCTCCTCGGAGTAGATCTCGGTGTCGAAGTCCCCCAGGTCGAGCAGCCGGAGGCCGATGTCGGGCTTGAGCCAGCCCTTGTCCATCCAGTTCTCGATCCGGTCCATGCGCTCCGTGCGCGACATGAGCAGCGACGACATGGGCTGGACGATGATCTCGTTGCAGCCGTCGAGGTCCGCGCCGATGAAGCTCACCACCTGGATCCGCCGGTCGCGCCCGACGAAGCTCTCGAACCTGTCCTCGGTGACCTTCTCCCGGAGCAGGCCGAGCGCCATGTTCCCGAACGCCGTGAGCGACCACTCGATCAGCATCGCCACGAGCGCGAGCACCGTGCCGGCGTACTCCTGGAGATAGGCCGTCTGCCGGCCCGACCGGACCTCGCCGGAGGTGCGCCCGGAGAGCACGTCGAACGAGCCGCCCAGCTCCTTCACGATGCCGATGAGCGCGTTCCGGATCTCCACCTCGCCCGGGCGCGTCTCGGGCGGCGCCAGGTGCTCGGGCTTGAACGGCGCCCAGTACGAGATAATCTCCGTGTCCGTCCGGTCGAAGGCGTCCTTGTCGATGTTCGCCTGCTCCGGGATGAGCGTCTTGTAGCGCAGCACCTTTCGGCGGTGCTCCTGCTGCGAGAGCTCGATGTTGATGACCTGATTGATGTCGAGGAGCTGGCGCGCGGTCGAGGTGGACCAGAAGGAGTTGGTCTTGATCTCGTCGAACTCGACGAACGGGATGTCCGGGTAGCCGCGCGGCGTCGGCGTCAGCTCGCGCTGGCCGTCCTTCCGCACGGCGATCTTCCCGTTGATCGAGACCGCGCGGAGCCCGTTCGGGAAGTCCTGCGACGGGCGGCACCACAGCTCCTTCACCGGGACGAGCCCCTCGAGCGACGACCCGGGTGCGTGGGTGAGCCCCTCGAGCTCGCGCCGCGCCTGGTCGATCGAGGAGGTCTCCTCGGCGAGCTTCTTGAGCGCGGCCTCGTCCTCCTCGTTGAACTCCCACCGGCGGAGTGCCTCGCCGATCGGCTTGAACGACGTGTGCAGGAGCCGCTGCGCGCCGCGCGCGCTCGTCGGGTCGAGGTCCATCGCGCCCGGGTTCACCAGGATCTCGTGCCCGAAGACCACGTCCACCCGGAGGTCGCCCTCCGGAACGGCCGGGAGCGGCTTCCCGTCCGGCCCCGGGCGCGACTTCGCCGGGCCGAGCGTCGGGTCCCAGTAGACCTTCCAGAAGCTCTTGCCCGTGACGAGCATCCAGAGCAGCGCCTCCGCCAGCTTCCGGGGAAGGTGGAGCTTCCGCCAGTACGCCTCGAGCACGCGCACCGCGAGCCGCGTGGCGTTGCGCGCGTTCTCGTCCGGGCGGCCCGGGAGACCCTGGAGGATCGGCCGCGACTTGATGAGGTGCGCGAGCCGCGTCTGGACGAGGTGGAGGATGTAGTTCAGGACGAGGTGCGGGATGTCCTCGTCCTCGAGATCCACGAGGTTGCCGCTCTCGTCCCAATCGCCCCAATGCTTTCCGTTGTAGTACCGCCAGGCGATCTGCCACGACGCCTCCTCGTCGTAGCGGAGCTTGCCGCCGTCCTGCTCGAGCTCCTCGATCATCCGGAGGACGGTCTCGTCCTCCACGTCGGCGTACTCGTCCTCGTCCTGGGGCGGCTTCTCGGTGGGCGAGATCACGAGGTCGAGGATGTTCGCGGGGGAGCTGGTCGCCGGGGGCTGCTGGGCCGCCATGATGAGCTCGAGCAGCTTCCCCATGCCGAGCGCCGCGGGGGCCGCGGGCGGCGGGGCCATCGTCGTGGGGTCCATGCGTTACCCTCCGTTCGCGGCCGGCGGCTTCGGGGGACGCCGGCGCAGGCCGAACCAGTTTGGCCCGCGCTGGTCCTTCCGAGCAACGTCGCCCTCCGCGGGGGCGGGGCGCGCGCGCTGCTCCATCAGCTCGTCCCGCGCCTTCTCGATCCGGTTCAGCCGCTCGTAGCCGGAGATCGCTTCACCCACCGACGACGAGCGCCCGAGCAGGAGCAGCCGGTCCACCGACAGGTTGTGCCGGCGCACCATGCCGTTCATCAGCGCGACGAGCCACGCGACGACGGCCAGCTCGAGCACGGCGATCGCGCCGAGCGCGGCGCACAGGACAGCCAGGATGGTCTCGTTCATCGGCGCGTGCCCCTTCCCCACAGTGAACGTCCACGGATCCGGCGGGCCTCGTGCCGCTCCACCGCCCGCTTCATGGACAGGTCCATCGGCATCGGCTGGAGAACCTCGTTCGGATCGACCTTCGGCGGAGGGGGCGGCTTTCGCTTCGTGAGCGCGGCGTTGACGTGAACCCCGAGCGCCATCGCGGCCATGAGGATCAGGTCGTCGTGCTTCCCGACCATCGCGCCCGGCTTCGGGTTGTCGGGCATCTTCATGCCCTGGGCGACGGTCGGCCACACGAACGTCCGCGCCTGGTCGAAGAACGTCGCGTCGTGAACCCCGAGCAGCGGCGCGCGCGTCTCCGCCTCGAGCAGCTTGAGCGCGTACATCCGGAGCTGGTAGCTCTGCACCCACCCCGGCTTCCCGGTGGGCTGCTCACCCGGCTTCGTCACGTCCCGGTGGTACCAGAGCTTCGGGTACATGATCCGGAGGAGCTCCTGGAGCACCGCGCCGCCGTGGTTGTTCGCCTCGACGACGAGCAGCGCCTTGTCGAAGAACCACGCGAGCAGCGCGGCGACGTGCGCGATCTCGCGCGTGGAGAGCGACGTGCTCCGGTAGATCGCGGCGAACTCGAAGGCGTTCCGCGCGAGAACGCCGATCGCGTGCTCGTCTCGCCCGGTGATGCCCTCCGCCGGGTCGAGCACCACGACGTACTCCTCGCTCGCGTCGTACGGCGACCAGACCTGGAGCTCGCCGTCGGGGTCCGGCTCGATCTTCGGCTTCACCGGGGTGAGCCGCCCCGGCCCGCGGTCGTCGAGCGGCGGCCCCTCGTTCACTACCCGGGCGCGGTAGAGCGGCGCGCGCGCCCCCTTCACCGGGTCCGCCGCCCAGGCGGTGACCTTCCCGGGGATGAAGAAGTTGCGGCTCGAGGAGAGCCAGGCGTCCTCCTCGCAGGCGGGGTACTCCTGGCGGAAGATCTCGTACCGCGAGCGGCCCGGCTTGTAGCAGCGCGGGCTCGCGATGACCTGCCGGCGCCACGCCAGCTGCTCGAACGAGAGCTTGTACTTCGCCGCGTACGCCTGCTCGTCCTCCTCGTCCGTGCGGACCCACGTCCACCCGGCACGCTCCTCCGAGGAGACCGGGATCGCGTTGTCCGGGTCGATCCACCAGGGCAGGAAGATCGGCGTCCACTCGTTCCGGCCGGCCCGCGCCTCCGCCCAGGTGTCCCGGAAGAAGCCCACCGCGCCGTTCGCCGACGACTCGAGCACCGCCACCGTTCCCGGAGCGTTCGAGAGCGCGATGCCCATGCCCTGCCACGGGGGCGGGTCCTCCGGCCAGTAGGCGACCTCGGAGCCGTGGATGAAGTGCTTCGTCCCGCCGCGGCCGGGCTCCTTCGACTCGGCGCTCGTCACGGCGAGCACGCTCTGGAGCCCCATGTGCTCGGCACGCGACGCCTTGTCGGGGTTGCCGAACTTGAGCTCGCGCTTCGACGACGCCTCCGTCTCAGGCCGGACGCCGAACCGGCGGCGCTCGTCGTGGTCGTAGAACGTCTTCACCCCGCGCTCGAAGATCTCCTCGGTGAGCTCGTTCTTGTCGGCGCACGTCAGTCCCTCCACGTACGCGCGCGTGCTCGTGTACCAGTACGCGAGCGCCTGGCAGAGCGACGAGATCTTCTGCCGGCGGCTCTTGAGCACGATAATCCGGACCGGCAGGCCGCACCGGAGCCGCCACCGCACCTTCCGGACCACGATCCGCTGGCCCACCGTCAGCTTGAACGGGACGAGCTTCCCGCCGTCGATGTGCCGGACCCAGAGGCACTCCTCGATGAACGCCTCCGGGTCGAAGGCGTAGCGGTCGAGCCGCTCGAGGATGTCCCGGTCGTCCGCGGGCGCGAACTCCGACGGCGCGCCGGAGTCCTTCGCCCGGCCGCGCGCGCCCTTCCGCCGCTTCGAGAGCTGGCGCCAGCGCCGCGTCGAAGGCTCGGTCATCGGTGCGCCGCCAGCCGCGGACCGCGCCCGCCGGGCACCGGTGGACGGGGCGACTTGTTCACCTTCTCCGGGGGGAGCTTCCGCTCGTAGAGCCGGTAGTACATCCGGTGACGCGCGCGCACCGCCTCCCGAACGTCCTCCTCCCGGGCCTCCTCCTCGTCGAGCTTCACCCGCTCCTCGATCGCCGCCGGCCCCGCAAGGCAGCCGCCCCCGCACCCCACGCCGCGCCGCGCCTGCTCCGCCACGCACGCGTCCCGCGCCATCCCGTCCGACATCCGCTTCGGGCAGCGCACCATCCCGCCCACCACCAACGGGAGCGGCGGCTTCACGGCTCGAGCTCCAGCCCGCCGTCGGGCATCCGCAGGTCCGACCACTCGGCCCCGCAGGGGCACTCCATCGACAGCACCCGGTGCCCGCGGACGAACCGCAACGACGTGACCCGCGGGTCGTGGTGGCCGAACGTCTCGTGCCAGAAGAACCTGGCGAGCTTCCCGGCGGCCTCGAGGAACGGCTTCACCCTCATCTCCCCCTCCTTCGCGCCTCCCGGCGCACACTCGGAAACGCCGGCGCCCGGTTCGAGCGCCGCTCCCTCACCCCCGCCGGCGCCGCCCGCTTCGGCAGCTTCTCCGGCCGCCCCGTCTCCGCCAGCCACCGCTCCGTCGTCCCCGCAGGAAGCTGGCCGTGCGCCTCGAGCACCCGGAACTTCGCGAGCTGCGCGCGCGAGCGGAACGGCATCAGCGCCTCGGGTGCAGCGGGCACGCGGCGCCGGCAGCAAGGAGCCTTCCGCAGTAGAAGCAGACCGCTCCCGCCGGCACGGCGGCAGACGGGCAGAGAGCGCAGTCGGCCGCCTTCGTAGCCCGTCGCCCCCCGTTCTTCCCGCCCGCCGCCGTGCCTCGCTTGAACGTCCTGTCCCACCCGTCGCGGTATTCCCTCGTCGCCGGCATCGACCGGATCGTCATCGTCACCCTCCAGCGAGCTCGAACTGCTCGCAGCCACACGTCAGGCACCCCCGGGGTATCCACTCCCAGGAAGTGCTCACCGAGACCTCGTGCTCCTCCAGTGTGCAGCCGCACCGGCAGAGCACGCGCTCCGGACGACTCGAAAGATGCTGGGTGGCGGATTCGCGTACCGCCGCACCGGCTGCCACCGGCCTCTCGTGCCCCAGCGCACGACCGGGATTCGAACCCGGGCAACCTGTTACGGAAAGTGTTGGATGAGGGTCAGCGCGGAGAGACGCTGAGTTAAATGAGAGCGGGACCTCGCTCCCCCATAAGCCTGCCCTAGTCATGCCGAGGGCTTACCCTGGCCTGGCGGGGAGTTGCCATACTGGCCGTTATCAGACGCTCCGCTCGCTGTGCTTCCGCGGCGCGTCGCCCTTGACTCCCAGGCTCGGCGGAGAGCGTCCCCATCCCCTTTCCCGGGCGAGCCGTCGAGGAGGTCTCTCGCTGCCGCCAGTCCGTTCTGGCCTGGAACGTCAAGCAGGCCAGCGGTTCTAGCGAGCGCGTAGGGCCTGAGCAGCCTACGAGCGATTGCCTCTCCTGCGGGGTCCGTGGCGAGCATCGGAGCGAGCGCCTGAATCGCTCCACGGACCTGGACCCTACCGAGCACATCGAGCACCGTCTTCGCGCTCGTCCACCCTACCGAAGCAGCCGCATCTTCAGGAGTTTCCCCGCGCAGCAACTCCATGACGAATGCGCGCTCCGAGGCAGTGCAGGCGTCGAGAGTGTCCCAGGCGTTCGAGGGAGGGGGGCCGTTGCTGTTTCGCTTCGAGGGCACGCGCGAAGCGTCTCGTTCTCCGCAGAGCGTGTCAAGGACAATCGTAGAATACGTGACAATACGTGGCCTTATGCTACACGACCGGGTGGGTCAAGATTGCGCACCCAGGGTCACCATGGACCCCTGCGTCCTGTTCGGGACAAGCGAGTGATTTGACCGGGTTAGCTGGACCCTGGGTTGTCACTCGAGACCCGGGGGTTTCTGTGATTCCTGGGGGTTAGGTCGATTCTGGGCGGTTGGCACGTTCGCAGCAATGGAGCCCTCTCGACTGCCGAGCGGCGCGGAATGGACCGGGCCGGGCAGAACGAGGGCTGTATGAACCCCACGACGACGACGATGACGCGGGATGAGATGTTGGCCGAGCTGGCGCGGCTCCAGGCGCAGAACGAGGCGCTGAAGGCTGGCAAGGTGGCCCGGGTGACGCTGAAGGTGTCGGAGAAGGGCGGCGTCTCCGTGTACGGGCTCGGCCGCTTCCCGGTGACGCTCTACCCCGAGACCTGGGAGAAGCTGCTCTCCATGGACGCGACCATCCGGAAGTTCATCGCCGCGAACAAGAGCGTGCTCGACGCCCGCGGCGCGGCGAGCAAGGCTGCCAAGGCGGCGGGTTCCGCGGCTGGCGCCACGGTCACCAAGTAGCTTACCCGCGGCCCCGCTTGCCTTCCTGGGAGCGGGGCCGTTCCATGTCCGGAGGATTCACCATGTTCCGTCAGACTCTCTGGTCCGCCCGCGCGACTGCCATGCACCGATACCGCGAGATGAACCGCAACGAGCGGCGCCTCGCGACGCTGGGGGTCCGCCTGGTGCGCATCATCGGCTACGTGGAGCGCCGCCTCGGGATGCTCTCGTACTGGTAGCACTCCCAGGGAAGGCCAGTCGCAACGCGGGGCGCTCCGGCAGCGGGGCGCCCCGCTGGCGTTTCGGGCGCCGCACGAGCGACCGCGCCACGCGAACGGAAACCGGGCGCCTGGCGATTCGTCGGGCCGACCCCGGGCGATACCGCGGGGCGAGCGCCGCGCCGCTCCCAGGGGCGCTTGCGGCGCCTGGCGACCGTGCGACCGGGCGCCGCTCCTAGTCCACCCCTGGTCTACCGCTACCCTCTCCAGGTCCAGCTCGACCCGGAGCTCCCCGGGTGCAGACCGACCCACCCCAGGGTGAGCAACGCGCGCGCGCCGACTGCGCGGGCCAAACCCAACCGAGGACACGCGCGCGGGCTCGAGCGGGCAGGCACGGACCGCTGACTGCTCGCCAGCTGCGGCTCCGATCTCTCGGGACGCTCACCAGATCACCGAAACCAGGACAGGCCACGATCCGCTTACGAGAGACCTGTCCTGGTGGCGAGCCCAACGGCAGCATCGACGGGGAGGTGACGCCTGCCGAGACCTCGACTGCTTCGGCGCTGACTTCCGTCTCCTCGACTCGGGCCGGACAGCCGCGCGCGAGCAGAGCAGCCGGCCGAGGGCGTGTCAATATGGCATGGATGTCATGGCGCTGGTGTCGTGCCGACCACGACTTCCATGTCATACCTCCCTTCTGGTCTATGGGTCGGCGCCGCGACCCGGGGTGCGTTTCAACCCACCGCCGAACGGGGGTGCGACCGCCAGCAAAATCGGGCGTTTGCGCCGTTTTCGACCGCGGCACGACGATTGCTCGTCTCCGCAGCGGCGCCTGGTGCGCGCCCTGGCCCTGGAAGGCCAGAAACCGACGGAGGGTTGGACCATGGGCAAGACGCTGCGGAAGGACCCGGCGGGCAGGCGGGTGAGGGAGAACGAACTCCGGATGGACCGCGAGACCGAGAAGGTCGGTCCCGAGCTGGGGTGGGGCTCGAAGTACGTGACCCTACCGGACGACGTGGAGCGGGAGGTCTCGGTGGACCTCGCGAGGTGGCTGTCGTGACCGCCGCCATCCTGGCCCTCGTGCTCTCGGCCGCCGCTCCCTTGGAGGGCTCGCGCTCCTGGTGCGAGACTGTGGCGGCGACGGACAGCGAGGTCGAGTTCTGCGCCGCGGCGTACCCCAGTCTCGCAGCCGAGTGGCGGCGCGAGATCGAGGGGGTGGAGACCGAGGCGGCCTGCAAGGCGGAGTGCAAGGGGCAGTACCACGAGACGTGCGAAGCGTCCTGCGAGGACTGGAGGTGGTCGCGATGAAGCAGGCGATCCTGACGGTGCGCGTGCTCCCCGGCGAGGATGCCCGGCTGTACGCGATGGAAGCGAAGCTCGGCGAGGGGTTCGATTCCCCGCCAGCCCTTGAATCACCCCCGGGAATGGACCCGGGGTCACGTAGGACGGAGGGTCACATGGCACACGGGAGAATCCCCAGCAGGATCGACGGCCCCACGGAGATCCCGGTCGGCAAGATCGGGTTCCTGACCCGGGCGATGAGCACGAACAATGGCGGCGAGACGTGGTCGCTCTCCGCCTTCCCGCTGCACACGAACCAGAGCCACATGCCCAGGCTGTACGGCTGGTGCGGGGAGACGAACAACGTGTCCCGCTACGCGGAGGGGCTAGCCCTGGTGGAGTCGCAGAACCCGTACAACGATCGGCTGCGGATTCGGCCGGTCACCGACCCCGCGGAGATCCGCGCGGCGCTCGAGGCGCTCGACTACCCCGAGCTGGCCGACGAGATCGAGGGAGGGTAGCCAGGTGACCGAGACCATGACCGCCGGAGCGAAGGCCGCGCTGGATGTGGCGGCGCTCGTCCGGGCGCGGAACCCGCTGATTATGGTGATCAGCCGAGAGGAGGTCCGGGTGGAGCGGTACATCGCCCCTCCGCTCGCTTCGCTGGGGTACGAGCCGCGCTTCTGGGACTGCGCCACGGGCGTCTCGAACCTGACGGGCGAGCCGTGCCAGCCCGGCGGCGAGGACGCGAAGGACCCGCTCCAGGTGCTCGAGGCCATCCGGAACACGAGGCAGCGACAAGTCTGGATCCTGCGGGACCTCCCGCCGTTCTTCCGGGACCCGGTTACCGTTCGTTATGTGAGGTCGCTCGTCCGGGGGCTCACGAACAGCCCGAGGGACGAGGCCCGGTCGCTCATCCTCATCACCCCGACCGGAGACATCCCGCCGGAGCTCGCGGGACACGCCGTCGTCGTCGAGTGGCCGCTGCCTGACCGGGCGGAGGTCTCCGGGGTGCTCGACGTGGTGATCTCGGCGCAACCCGAGGACCGGCAGGAGGCGGTCGCTCCGAACGGCACCCGGGACAGGGCGATCGACGCGGCCGTGGGGCTCTCCGAGGAGGAGATCCAGGCGTGCTTCGGGAAGTCCCTGGTGCAGACCGGGAAGATCGACCCGGTGGCCGTGGCCCAGGAGAAGAAGCGTGTCATCGCGAGGGAGCGCGTCCTGGAGTGGTTCGACCCGCTCCCGGGTGGGCTGGAGAGCGTCGGCGGGCTCGACCTGATGAAGCTGTGGCTGCTCCAGAGGCGTGACGGCTTCTCCGCGAAGGCCAGGGCCTACGGGCTCCCGCCGCCGAAGGGTGTGCTGCTCGTCGGCGTGTCGGGCTGCGGCAAGTCCCTCACGGCGAAGGCGATCGCGACGGCGTACGGCGGGCTGCCGCTGCTCCGGCTCGACCTGGGCGGGCTCAAGTCCAAGTACGTGGGCGACTCCGAGGCGAACATCCGGAAGGCGCTCAAGGTCGCGGAGGCCGTCTCTCCGTGCGTGGTCTGGGTGGACGAGATCGAGAAGGCGCTGGCCGGCGCCACGCAGGGCGCGGCGGACGGCGGCGTGTCCGGGGACGCTCTCGGGACGCTGCTCTCCTGGATGCAGGAGCGGCAGGGCAGCGTGTTCGTCATCGCCACCGCGAACGACGTGCGGACGCTTCCCCCCGAGCTGCTCCGCAAGGGCCGGTTCGACGAGGTGTTCTGGATCGACCTGCCGACCAAGGAGGAGCGGAAGGCGGTCATCTCGGCGGCCATCCGCCAGTACCGAGCGAAGGCGGAGGTGGACCTGAACGCCATCGCCGCGGCCACGCAGGACTTCACCGGCGCGGAGATCGCCGCGCTGGTGCCCGAGGCGATGTTCACGGCCTACTCGGACGGCGAGCGGGCGGTGACGAGCGCGGACCTGCTCGCCGCGGCGAAGAACACGGTCCCGCTGGCGAAGACGGCAGGCCCGAAGATCGAGGAGCTCCGGGCGTGGGCGAAGGGGCGGGCTCGGCCCGCGACGACGCCCGAGGCGAGCGGCATCACGGCAACCCCGGGTCGGAAGCTCGACCTGTAACCAGCACCGCGACAGGAGAACGCACATGGCGATCCAGACGTTGAGGCCGGGCATCATGGTGTCGCTCAAGACGAGCGTGGACGGCGGCGTGCGGTACGCCCGCCGGGAGATCGACCCCGAGCACATGACCGAGCAGGGGACGGTCGAGGCGAAGTGGGAGACCGCGAAGACGATCGAGAACCCGGAGGAGTTCAAGACCGCCACACAGGTCCGGGCAAAGTGCCGGGCGCTGATCACCGGGATCTGCGTCCGCTCGGACTTCGCGCTGCTCTGCCCGAACGAGAGGGAGGCGCAGCTCGAGGAGAAGATCAAGGAGGCCCGGCAGTTCGCGGAGGTGTTCAACGCGACGGCGACGCGCTGCCAGGTGGGCGTCTACGTGCTCCGGGGCCGCGTGGCGCAGGACGACGCGGAGGCGATGAAGGCGATCGGCTCGGAGGTCCGGGGCCTGCTCGACGCGATGGAGGCCGGGATCAAGGCCACGAACGTCGAGCAGATTCGCGAGGCAGCGGCGAAGGCGAAGGACCTGGGGCGGATGCTGAACGCCGACGCTCAGGCGAAGGTGAACGAGGCCGTCCAGGCCGCCCGGGACATCGCCCGGGAGGTCGTGAAGCGGGTGCAGAAGCAGGGCGAGGACGCGAGCGCCGTGCTGGCGACCGTGAAGCTCGACTCGATCAACCGGGCGCGGTTCACGTTCCTGGACATGGACACGCCTGCGGTCCAGGTCGAGGCGCTCCCCGCGACGCCGCGCTCCGTGGAGGCCGCTCCGGTCATCGAGGCCGAGCACGTCCCGGAGAAGCTCCCGTCCGTGACGGTCACCATCCCGGCTCGCCGGATCGAGGTCTGACATGGCCCTGCACTTCTTGCAGCCGAAGAACCCCGCCGCTCTCCCGCACCTGACCTGCGGGGACGAGCCGGACGGCTCGGACGAGTCGTGCCCGGGGACGGCGTTCGTCGTTAAGCGGACGGCGATGGGCACCATCCTCCTGCTCTGCGCGGACTGCGACGAGCAGTACGAGTTCGAGCAGATCGAGCAGGCTCCCACGGTGAAGGAGTAGCCATGGCCTGCGAGGCGTACAGGAAGCCGAAGGAGACCCTGGAGCAGCGCCGGGACCGGATCGCGAAGTCCCTGGGGCTGCTCGAGGAGCGCATCCGGCAGGGGCAGGTCCGCGTGGTCGTCGGCCGTGACGGCAGCGTGACTTTCGCCGGGTGGAAGGTGGAGGACCGCGAGGACGTGGCGGATCTCTGCGCGTACCGGAAGCTCACGGCGAAGGGGAGCATCGCGCTCCGCTCCGCGCTCGCCAGGGCGGAGATCGCGGCGGGCCGGACGGTGGACAAGCAGGTCATCGGGTCGGGGCTGCACAGCCACGACGGCGGCAAGACCTGGGGGAGGCACTAGCCATGCCCCGTGAAACCACCCCGGGAGTCACGGTGGAGCGGTATCTCGGCGACGGCGTGTACGTCGGGATCGACCCGCACGGCTACCTGGCCCTGATGACCAAGGACGGGGTCACGAACCTGATCTTCCTGGAGCCGGAGGTGTACGCGGAGCTGGTCCGGTACGCCGAGGAGCTCAAGGCGAAGGCGCAGCAGAAGTAACAGGCCGGGCGCATCGGCGCTTCACGCGGGGTTCGACTCCCCGGCGCCCAAAGCAGCACCCCGGGGAATCGTCTCCGGGTCACCAGGAGGGTTGAACCGATGGCGACGAAGACGAAGACGACGACCAAGGCGACGAACCACAACCCCGCGGTCATCGTCCGCACGTACAGCGCGGGCGTCCACTACGGGAAGCTCGCGGCGCAGAGCGCGGACGGCAAGCGCGTGACGCTCACGGGGGCGCGGCGGATCTGGAGCTGGAAGGGCGCGAACACGCTGCACGAGATCGCGCTGCGCGGCGTGGGCGCGGGGTCGAGGGTGTCGGAGCGGGTCGAGTCGATCGACCTGACCGAGGCGATCGAGATCCTGCGGTGCTCGCCGGCCGGCGAGACCGCAATGGAGGCGGCGTCGTGGCCGGCGTAGATCACGACGGCTACGGCTCCGGCGACGGCTCCGGCTACGGCTACGGCTCCGGCGACGGCTCCGGCTACGGCGACGGCTCCGGCTACGGCTACGGCTCCGGCTACGGCTCCGGCTCCGGCTACGGCTACGGCTACGGCTACGGCTCCGGCTCCGGCTACGGCTACGGCTACGGCTACGGCTCCGGCGACGGCTCCGGCTACGGCTACGGCTCCGGCTACGGCTCCGGCGACGGCTCCGGCTACGGCTACGGCTCCGGCTACGGCTCCGGCTCCGGCTACGGCTCCGGCTACGGCTAC